ATGGATCACAAGAAAGCCCTGGACAAGATCAAGAAGTGCTTGAGCCTGGCCAATAGCAGCAACCCGCACGAAGCCGCTGCGGCAATGCGCCAGGCCCGCGCGCTGATGGAGAAGTACCAGCTCGAACAGTCGGACGTGGACATGATCGACATCGAGGAACACAGCGCCCGCAGCGGCTCGAAAATGAAGCCCGTGCAGTGGGAGGCGAACTTGGCCGGCACGGTGGCTAAAGCCTATGCCTGCCGCCTGCTGTTTATGGCTGGACTCGGCGAATGGCGCTTTGTAGGTGAAATGGCCGAGCTGGCCAGCTACACGATGGCAGTGTTGCTACGTCAGGTACGCCAGGCGCGGCGCGACTACATCGGCACGGCACTCAAGCGCTGTAAGTCGACCACCAAAACTAAACGAGCCGACCAGTTCTGTGAGGCTTGGGTGTGGGGCGTCAGCTCCAAGGTCTCCGAGTTCGCCGGGGCTGAACCATCGGCCGCCGCTGATGCGTACATGCTCAAGCACCACCCCAAGATTACAACGGGCAAAACAGTGGATCGTAATGCCAAAGCCAAGGCTTTGAGTCAGCGCGCCATGGGCGATGCAGCTGCTGGGCTGTCTGCTGCCAGCGACGTTCAGCTTAACCATGGCGTCCAAGGACAAGCGCCACTAGCACTGCACTAAGCGAAACCTCGCCCACCAGGGCGACGGTCTGCCGGGTGTGGTTGCCCGGTACTGATGAGCAGCCAAGATGAGCAAGCCCCGTACAGATCGCGTTCGCAAACAAGACGCCACACGCCAGCAGATAAAGCGCGACCGCGATGCAGCGCACCGCGAGCGCGTGGGCGCGGAAGTGACAAAGCTAACCACCTACCGTGGCAACCCGAGGAACCCGGTATGAGCGCAGGCAAGCAGAAAATCCAGATAGCACGCCGCCAGCTCGGCCTGGACGATGGTGCCTATTACGCAATCCTGGCCCGCGTTGCTGGCGTGAAAAGCTCCAAAGACCTGACACCAGGTCAAATCAGCCGCGTATTGATCGAGCTGGAGCGCCTGGGCTTCAAGCCCAAGCCTGCGAAGAAAACCAGCCGCGCAGCCCCAAAACCAGCACCAGACCGCACCGCCCAGGTAGCCAAGATCGATGCCTTCCTGGCCGAAGCCAATCGCCCCTGGAGCTATGCCGATGCCATGGCGCTGCGCATGTTTAAGGTTGAGCGCGTCGAGTGGTGCGACGCTGACCAGCTGCGCCGCCTGATTGCCGCTCTGACCTACGATGCCAAACGCCACGGGAGGCCTGTGCAGTGAAGATTGAGCAGGCGCGGGATCTGTTGCCGCCGACTGTGCAGCGCATCGCCGAGGTGGTGGGCCTGCCTGCCACCATGAAGCTGGTGGCCGAGTTGGGCGGTACATCCTGGTTCTTCGCCCAGGGCGTTGGCCGCAATGGCCAGGCCCGCGTGGCAGCCCTGGCCGAGATTGTTGGCGAGGAAGCGGCCGAGAAGCTCGGCCGCTATGCCAGCGAGCGCGAAACGATCTACATACCCAAGTGCGATGCGGCATTGCAGGCGCTGCGCGATGCCGAAATTCACCGCCAGTTTGAACAAGCGACGCGCGAGGGTGTCAGTGCCAATACGGTTGTTGCCGAGCTGGCCCGTACCTACAAGCTCAGCGACCGTCACGTCTGGCGCATTCTCAAGCGCCTGCCTGAACTGGCCCAACCGATCCGCGACCTGTTCAGCTAAGTTACTGACACCCGTTCCTTAATCCCCGCCACCCGCTGCCGCTGACCATAGCGGCATGAACAATCAAGCCCCCGTATCCCAGCCCAACCCACGCGACCTGGCCGCCGCCATTCTGGCCGAGCCGGTGTTGGCGCAGCGCCAATTGATGATGGAGCGCTGCCCAGCCGAGTTGCGTCCGTTGGTAGAGGAATACGTCAGGGCCGGTTTTGACAAAGTAAAAAGCTATCGGCAACACCAAGACCGTCGCGCGCAAAGCGCACGCGAAACCCCACCAGCGGCACCCCGTCGCGAAGCCAGAAACAGCGTCATTCACCACACCAGTTCCGCGCCTGAGTTCGGCAATCAGCGCCTGGCCGAGCTGCGCGCGCTGATCGGAGGTGCACCCCGTGGGCATTAAAAGCCGCATTGCATTGGCAATCGTCGCCGCCACGCCTGTTGTTGCCCATTACGAAGGCCGAAACCTGCTGGCGTACCTCGACCCTGTCCGGCTGGCGCTCCAGGAAGCGGCGGACGTTTTCGAGCGTTGGGTGCCTATCAAGGTTATCGCGAGCATGGACATTAAAAGCATCGCGGCCTTCCTGTCTTTTATCTACAACGTCGGCCCAGGTAAACCGGGCGTAAAAGACGGCTTTGTCTGGCTCAAGAATGGCCGCCACTCGACCATGCTGCTGCACCTGCAAGCTGGCCGCATTCAGCCAGCCTGCGCACAGCTCAGCGACTGGGTGAGCGCTGGCGGTCGCAAGCTAGGTGGGCTAGTGCGCCGCCGTGCGGCTGAGCGCCAGCTGTGCGAGGCCGGCCTGTGATGCTCGGTTACACGACAGCGGCCGAAGCCAAGGCACTCGGTTGCACACACCACGGCAGCTATTACGGCATCCCGTTATGGACGGGTGACGTGGATAGCGAGGCACCGCTGGTTTTTGCCAAATGGGCACCCCTGGATTATTTGATCCTGCCGTTCTCAATCATTGAGGCACTGCTCTTTCCCCTGGTGCATGGCCCTGACGCGCAGCCGATGTTCATGTTCAAGGTGAAGGGTGAAATCGAATGAACTGGCTGCGCATTCTGGCCCCGGTGCTGATCTACCTGTCCTGCACCCTGTCGGGGGCGTTCCTTGGCTACCGCTATGCCGAACGGAGCGGGTTACTCGCCCTGGAACAGCTGCGCCGGAATCACGCAGATACAGAACGCGACCAGGCGCTTCTTGCGGCAGCCAGTGCCAAAGCAGCCGCTAAAAAGCTGCTCGATGAGCAAGCCCGCAACGACAAGCTAGCCGCCGACCTGGCCGACCAGCAGCGTACCAGCCGCAAAACCACAGACCGCCTCACAGAGGAGATTGCCCGTGTTAACGACCTATACCTCAAAGCGTTCGACGCTGAGCCTGAGCCTCTGCCTGCTTGCGTGTTCACTGCTGGTTGGGTGCGCGTTTATGACGAAGCAACCGGAGCCACCGCAGCCGGAATGCCCACGGCCACCGATACCGGCCGAGCTGCTGCGCAAAGCACCGAAGGACTCGATTCAGGCATCAGCCAGCGCGACGTCCTGGAACACCACACCCGCTACGCCGAGCAGTGCCGCAACACCGCCGCGCAGCTTGACCTTCTGATTGATGCCGTAAAGGGAGCGCAATGATGCAGATGGACTTCGGCACTGTCGCAACGCTGCTTGGAGTTTTCACCACGGTCATTACCGGCCTCGTGAAATTGCTGCTCTGGCAGTTTGAGAAACGTCTAGCCGAGCGTTTTACCGCCCAAGATGAGGCGCGCAAGGTCGCCAGCCAGCATTGGGAGGACAGCTTTGCCAAGGTGCTAGAGCGCCAGGGCAAGGACGCCGAGGCTCTGCAAAAACTGGAGCGTGCCTTCCTGCACTTCAAGGCCGAGTTGCCAATTGAATACGTGCGGCGTGAGGACTGGGTTCGCGGTCAGTCGGTGATCGAGGCCAAGCTGGACGGCTTGGCGCTCAAGTTTGAAAACATCCTGCTTAAAAGGAACGCGCAATGATCGATGCAGCCAAAGCGCGCCGGGAATCCCTGCGCTGGTACATCCTGCTCACCCTGAATACCTCGCGCCCGGTTGACCCGCATGAGGCGGTGGTGCTTTCCACCATCCAGGGTATCTATCCAGACGCCACGCCGCTGGAGCTGCGCCGCGAGCTGGACTATTTGAAGGATCGCAGCCTAGTCACTCTGAAAAAACAGCCAAGTGGCCAGTGGATCGCCGGGCTAACCCACTACGGCGTGGACATTGCCGAGTACACCATCGAGTGCAATGCAGGCATTGCGCGCCCGGAAAAGTACTGGAGCGCATAAGCCATGCCGCCTAAAAGCAAGGTGCTGGCACTCCCGCCCGAGGTAAAGGCTTGGCTTGACCAAGCGTTGATCGAGAACAACTTCAGCCAATACGAGCTGTTGTCCTCTGCCCTGGCTGAGCGCGGCCACAGCATCGGCAAGTCTGCGCTGCATGAGTATGGCCAGAACTTCGAGGGCAGGCTGGCCGCGTTGAGGACAGCCAGCGAGCAGGCGAAAGCCATGGTCGCGGCCGCCCCTGATGATGAGGGGGCAGTCAACGAAGCGTTGATGCGTCTGGTGCAGGAACAGATTTTCAACAGCCTGATGGCTCAGGACGGCAAGGTCGATTTGGCGAAGATGGCCAAGGCCGTGGCCGAGCTGGGCCGGGCATCCGTGGTGCAGAAGAAGTGGCAAGCCGAGGTGCGCGAGCGAGCAGAAACAGCCGCCAATGCCGTGGAAAAAATCGCCAAGAAAGGTGGGCTCACCGCTGACACCGTGGCCGAAATGCGCCGCGAAATCCTCGGGGTAGCCAAGTGAACATACCCGCGCAAATTCCCAACACCGCCGCCCTGGATGTGCCCGCCGTCCTGCTGCCGTACCAGCAGGAATGGCTTGCCGAGCAAGGCCCGCTGGTGGTCATCGAAAAAAGCCGCCGTACCGGCCTGACCTGGGCCGAGGCTGCTGACGATGTGCTGCTGTCCGCCTCGGCCAAGGACGCGGGCGGCATGAATACCTACTACATCGCCTATAACCAGGACATGACTATCGAGTACATCCAGGCCTGTGCGATGTGGGCGCGGATGTTCAACCATGCCGCCAGCGAGATCGAGGAAGGCATCTGGGAGGATGGCGATAAGCACATCAAGACCTTTGGCATCACCTTTCCTGGTAGTGACCACCGCATTGTTGCCCTGACCAGTCGCCCGTCCAACCTGCGGGGCCGCCAGGGCCGCGTTGTACTTGATGAGGCCGCGTTCCACGATCAGCTAGAGGAAGTGCTAAAAGCCGCCCTGGCTCTGTTGATCTGGGGTGGCCAGCTGCGTGTTATCTCGACCCATAACGGGGTGAAAAACGCTTTTAACAGCCTGATTCAGGACATCCGCGCGGGTAAGCGCAAGGGCGTGGTGCAGCGCATTACCTTCCGCGATGCGGTGGCCCATGGGCTGTACCGGCGCGTATGCATGCGCTTGGGCAAAGAGTGGACGCAGGCGGCCGAGGACGCCTGGGTTGCTGATGTGTATGCCTTCTATGGCGACGGGGCGGCCGAAGAGCTGGATTGCATACCAGCCGAATCGGCAGGCGCTGCACTGTCTCGCGCCCTGGTCGAGTCGCGCATGGTCGACGCGCCTGTGGTGCGCCTGAAAATGCCAGATGAGTTCACCCACTGGGATGAGCGCCTGCGCGAGGCCGAGATTCGTGACTGGTGCGAGCGCGAGCTGCTGCCCTTGCTCAAGCTGCTCGATCCGCAGCAGCTGCACGCCTTTGGTGAAGACTTCGGCCGTACCGGCGACCTGACTGTGATCGCGCCGTACTCGGTCGGCCTCGATCTGCGTTGCCGCGTGCCGTTCCTGGTCGAGCTGCGCAACATGCCGTACCGGCAACAGGAACAGGTGCTGTTCTACATCGTTGATCGCCTGCCACGCCTAATGGGCGGCGCAATGGATGCAACCGGCAACGGTGGGTATCTGGCCGAAGCCGCTGGTCACCGCTATGGCGGCTGCATCCAGCAAGTGAAGCTCTCGGACAACTGGTACTTAAACAACATGCCAGCGTTCAAGGCGGCCTTTGAGGACGCCTTGCTGGAGATACCGCGCGACGCCCTGGTGCTCGATGACTTGCGAGCGCTCCAGATGATCGACGGCATTCTCAAGCTCGGTAAGAGCCGCACCCAGGGTGACGGTGGCCAGCGCCACGGCGACGCCGCGATTGCTTTGGCACTGGGTTATGCCGCCACCCGCCTTGAGGTTGAGAGCTATGGCTATGAGCCCGTGCGACCTGACCGCAATAACAAACCCGGTTTTGATGATGATTATGCTGACCCAGTGAACACTTGGGCGGCTGGAGGTGTTCTGTAATGGATGAATCGCCAATCCTGGACGCGAGCGGTAAGCCGTTCCTCAAGAAGTCCATGTTGCAAGAGGTGATCCAGGCCACTACAACCGGCGTTCACCAGGCCTGGGGCGTTGACTCGGTATCGTCGTCGCTCGATCCGGCACGCCTGCGCACCATCCTGCAGAACGCTGCTACCGGCGACATCCTGGAGTACCTGGTACTCGCCGAGGAAATGGAAGAGAAAGACCTGCACTATGCCTCGGTGCTAGGCACCCGCAAGCGTGCTGTAGCGGGCGTGCCCGTCAGTGTTGAGGCCGGTGGCGAGGATGCCCGCGCGGAGGAAATCGCCGACGCAGTGCGCAAGCTGGTCGAGGCCCCGGAGTTTTCCGACCTGGTGAGCGATCTTCTCGATGGTCTGGGTAAAGGCTTCTCGGCTGTTGAGCCAGGCTGGGAGCTGAAAGGCGAGCAGCTGTGGCCGGTGAAGTACGATCACCGCGACCCACGCTGGTTTCAGTTCGACAAACTGACCGGCCGTAAGCTGCTGATCCGTGAGGAAGCCGGCGAAGGTCGCGAGATCCCGCCCGGCCGGATGATCGTCCATATTCCCAAATTGAAGTCGGGCCTGCCGATCCGTGCCGGGTTGGCGCGCCTGGTGGCCGTGTCTTATATGTGCAAAGCGTTCAGCCTCAAGGACTGGATGCGCTATGCCGAACTGTACGGCCAGCCAATGCGTATTGGCCGCTATGGCCCAGGTGCCAAGCCGGACGATATTGCCGTTCTCCGCAGGGCGGTTGCGCAGCTGGCGGCTGATGCTGCGGCCATCCTGCCCAAGGACATGCTGATCGAGTTCCAGGAGATCGCCGACTCAACAGGCGGTGCCGAACTGTTCGCACGCCTGGCAGAGTGGCTGGACAGGCAAGTCAGCAAGGCCGTACTCGGCCAGACCATGACCACCGATGATGGGTCGAGCCAGAGCCAGGCCACCGTGCATAACGATGTGCGCCTCGACATTCTCAAGGCCGACGCCAAGCAGTTGGCCGCAACGATCAACCGCGACCTGGTGCGCGTGTTTGTCGATTACAACTTCGGCCCACAGCAAAACTACCCGAGCGTTGCATTCCAGGTTACTGAGCCTGAGGACTTGAAGGCCCTGGCCGATGCCCTGACACCGTTTATTGATCGCGGCCTGCAAGTCGAGCAGTCAGCAATTCTGGAGCGGTTCGGTCTATCCGCCCCGGCCGAGGGTGCGCAGTTGCTCAAACCAACAGGCCAACAGCCAGTTGCCGGGCCTGCCCTTAACACTGAGCCGCGCTGCAACTGCCCAGGGTGCGGTGGCCACCGTCAGGCACTCAACCAGGAACAGAAGACCCGCGACAGCCTGGACACACTGGTTGATGAAGCCGCCGCCGACTGGGTGCCCGTGATACGGCCGGTGCTCGATCCGGTGTTGAAGTTGGCGAAGGATTCCGACGACTTCGACACCTTCCGGGCTGGCCTGGCCGGCTTGCTTGAGCAGATGGACGATAGCGCCTTGATCGAGCAGCTCGCCCGCGCAGCCTTCAAGGCGCGCGGCCAGGGCGATGCAGGCGACGCGCTGTGACTGGCCCAACCAGGGAGCATGTGCCCGTACCAGTGCCAAAGGATGCGCTGGAGTACTTCCGCGCCAAGGGCATCAAGGTCGGCTTTGATCACCGCGACGTGTGGGCCGAGGAACACGCCACGTCCTGGACGGTGGCCAAGGCCATGCGCCTGGACATCCTGGAGGCGATCCGCTCGCACGTCGATGAAATGATCGAATCAGGCCAGACCTTTGCTCAGTTCAAGCGTGAGTTGCAGCCGCTCCTGGAGAAGTTGGGGTGGTGGGGCCGTGGCGAGCTGCTCGATCCACTGAGCGGCGAAACCCGCGAGGTGCAGTTGGGCAGCCCGCGCCGCCTGCGCACCATCTATGACGTGAACCTGCGCCAGGCTCATGCGGCCGGTCAGTGGCAGCGCATCGAGCGCACCAGGGCGACACAGCCTTATTTGCTGTACCAGCTGGGGCCGAGCCGAGAGCACCGGCCGGAGCATGTGGGCTGGGCCGGCATCATCCTGCCCGCCGACCACCCTTGGTGGCAGTCGCATTTTCCACCCAACGGCTGGGGCTGTAAGTGCTGGGTGCGCCAGATCAGCAAGCGCGAGGCGCAGCGCCTGATAGCCACCGGCAAATACATGACCGAGGCACCCGACCTGGGCATGCAGGAATACATCAATAAGCGCACCGGCCAGGTGGTCAGCGTGCCAAAGGGTATCGAACCAGGCTGGGACTACAACCCCGGAGCCGTTTCCAGGAAGGCCAGAGCGCAGCAGCTCCTGGAAGAGAAACAGCCAGAAAGTGGCACCGCCTAAAACGCCGCCTAAGCGCTGTTTGGCGGTGTGGGTGCCACCATGGCATAGGGTTAGGTGCGTTTTGCGTTTCTAACGGGGGTCTAACGCCTATTTGTGGGCAATGAGGAGGAGACACATGGCAGACATTCAGGTTCCAGGAAATCAATGGGTTAATGCCGCAACGTTGGCGGGGCTGTCCGCAGGGGCGGCCCTGATGCTTCAGAACAAGAACACCTTGCCCGTGATTGTGCAGGAAAGTGCCACTCAACCTGCGAGTAGTAACCATGATGGTTATCTATTGGGGTACGGGAAAGTCGTCGAGATTGATGCAGGCTCTACAGGGGTCTGGCTGTTCAGCCATACCGCGCCTGCACGCGTATTTGTACAGGAGACTTGAATGGCTATTCGTCCGGCTCTTGGGCTTTCCAGACCTGCCCCTGGTTCTAGTGACCCAGAGCAGTTGAACGCTTTGGAAGCGCGCGTTGCGGGGATGGAGGCCGCAATACGTACCCCATTCCAGATACCTGCCCATGCAATCACATTCGGCGGGCACATCCTTGTTTCACACCCGCTTGGCTATGAGCCAACAAAGTGGAAGCTGAAACTTCGCTGCAAAAGCGCGGGCCTTGGTTTTTCTGTCGGGCACGTTATTGCCGCACCAGAAGTTGCAGATGGGTACTCATCAAGCACTGGGGTTTCGGTTCGTGTTGACTCGACAACCATACGTATAAACATCGGTACGGCTGGTTTTTGGCTGATTAGGGATGACACAAAGGCGGCTGCGCTGGCCGTTGCATCGCAGTGGGAATTATTTGGTGAGGTCGAGTAAGTATGGTCACCCAGTCAGTAACTTATGCGGAAAAAGGCACCGGCAGATACCTGGGTAGTTTTCTAGGAGAGCACGTACCACCTGACAACGCGGATGCTGTGCCTACAGCCCCGGATGATGCACGCCAACTCTGGGATGGGCATGTGTGGGGGCAAATCCAGCCCACGGCGAGTGACTATCGGGATGCTGTTCAGGTGCATTTAGATAAGTTAGCCCAAGGCTACGGATACGACAGTATTGCGTCAGCCGTGACCTACGCAGAAGAACCATCAGTGCCAAAGTTCCAGGCTGAGGGGATTGCGTTCAGAGCGTTGCGCTCATTGTCCTGGGCGTACTGCTACGCCCAGTTGGATGCTGTGACAGCCGGCGCGCGTGCGCAGCCATCAGTTGCCGAACTCATTGCCGAGCTACCGCCGCTCATGTTGTAGACACAAGAAAGGGCCGACCGGCCGAGGTGTTCCACCACCAGGCCGGCCGCCGAACCGCAGAACCAGCCTGCAAGCCCAGCTAAGGCCCCCGCCTCGTCGACGAAGCGCGGGCAAATTAACACTGTTTACATATACAGTTAAAGGCTTGCCGTGATTGATATTCGCTGTGGTGGCTGTGGCCGTCTATTGGCCAAAGCTGCCGGTTTCACCCTGTTGCAGATCAAGTGCCCGCGTTGCCGGGTCATCAATAGTCAGACAGCCGTGAGCTGCCCGAATCCAGAGCGCCTGAGAGCGCCTCGATCCGAGGTAGCTCATGGCGACAAAGAAAGACCATCACCCAGCCCAGCCGGGTGAGTTCACACCACCGACCACTGACCAGGTCGGCTATATCAACGGCAAGCTGGCGCTCGCAGGTTTTGGATGCAGCGCCTTCTATATCGCGCTGATCCCACGCACCGAGGCGAACCGCATCATCATTGCCAACCACTACTCAGGCCGCATCGTGAACAACTCCTATATCCACCTGGGGGTATGGGTCGAGGGCGTGATGCGAGGCGTCTTGCAGTTCGGCTATGCACTCAACCCGGTTGCCGGTGCGCAAAAGATTGTGGCAGGCACTCAGGTTGATCAGTACCTGGAGCTAAACCGCATGTGGTTGGATGACATAGCACCGCGCAACAGCGAAAGCCGCGCCCTGAGCTATGCGTTCAAATTCATCAAGCGGGCCTGCCCGAAGGTAGCCTGGGTGCAGTCATTCGCGGATGAGCGCTGTGGTGGCTGGGGCGTGGTATATCAGGCGGCCAACTTTCTGTACCTGGGCCACCACCGCACCAGCTTCTACGAGCTGGACGGCGAGGCCTACCACCCGATGCTTCTAACTGCTCACAAGAAAGTCGGCCAGCGCGGCGAGTATCTGAGGGCCAATCTCGGCCGCGCTGTGCGCCGGAACTTGTTACAGTTCCGCTATATCTATCTGGTCAAGCCGGGCTGGCGGGTACGGTTCAAGAAAGCACCGCTGCCATTCCCTAAACCAGGCCAGCCGCTGCCGGATCGCAGGAAACTGCGCTGCACTACAAAAGGAACCTCCAATGCCTGAGCCAACCTGCAAGGCCTCGCAGCTTGTCGAAAAGCTCCAGGCGCTGATCGCACTGCACGGCGATCTGCCGGTCTATAGCCACGATCCTGATACAGATAGGCGTTTGCCTATCGGGTTGATGCAGGCATCGGCCGATGCAGAGGAAGAACTGCCGGAGCGCCTGGAGATCACCAGTGACTACTACAGTCGCCCACCCGGTGACCTACTCTAGGCAGTTACTGACACCCGTCCTCTAATCCCTTCCCCGTCATGCCGCCGAAACTGGCGGCATGAACACACAAAACGCCCCACACAATCGCACCACCTCCACAGCCCTCTGCTTTGAGCTGAGCGCTGATGTTCCTGAATGGGTTGAGGTGCTGCCGCCTGGCCCGTCCGTGGTTGGCCGCGATGGCCGCACCTGGTCGTATGACGCCGCCGAAGTTATGGCCAACACCCAAGCGCACAGCAAGGGCGCTGACCTGCCGTTTGATTACCTGCACGCCACTGAGCTTAAAGCCCCACTTGGCGAGGACGCCCCGGCATCCGGCTGGGCGCGGGAGTACCGGGTAAACGAGCGCGGCGCGCTTGAAGCCCGCGTGGAATGGACGGCCAAGGCCCGTAACTCCATCAGCGAACGCGAATACCGCTATCTGTCGCCCGTCTTCACCTATGACGACACCGGGCGCATTCACCGCTTCTCCAGCTTTGGCCTGACCAACAAGCCGAACCTGTTGATTAAGGCGCTCAACGCCGAACAAAACCCCACCACGGAGAATATCCCGATGCTCGCAGCAGCCATCCGGGCAGCCCTCGGCTTGCCTGAAAACGCCACGGAGGAACAAGCCGTGGCGGCAATCAACGCGCTGAAAGAGGCCGAAAAGTCGGCGTTGAACAGCGAGAAAACCCCGTCACTGCAACTGTACGTGCCGCGTGGCGACTACAACGCCCTGGAACAGCGCGCCCAGAACGCTGAGCAGGCCCTGGTCCAGCGCGACAAGGATCAGTTGGCGACCGCCATCAACAGCGAGATCGACGCCGCGCTCAAGGCCGGAAAGATCACCCCGGCCACCAAGGATTACCACGTCAAGGCATGCAACCAGGAAGGCGGCCTGGAGCGCTTCCGCGAGTTCGTTAAGGCAGCGCCGTCCGTTACTGGCCAAGTGATTAGTGATGAGCTGCCAAAAACCACTACCGCTCTCAACTCCGAGCAAAAGGATGCTGCACGCCTGCTCGGTATGCCTGAGGCGGAATACCTCTCCCTGATCAACCCGGAGGCTAAATAATATGGCCGTTGTAACTCCTGCACTGCTGCAAGCGCTGTTTGTTGGCTTTCGTGCTGACTACCAGCGCGGTTTGGCGTCCGCGCCAAGCCAGTACAAAGAAATTGCCACGGTCGTGCCCAGCGTATCGGCGAGCAATACCTATGGCTGGCTGGGTCAATTCCCCAAGCTACGTGAGTGGATTGGCCCGCGCGTGCTCAAGGATATGGCCGCGCATGGCTACTCGATTACCAACAAGCTGTTTGAAGGCACCGTGGGCATTCCGCGTACCGCTGTCGAAGACGACACCGCCGGTATTTACCGCCCGATGTTCGAGGAAATGGGCCGTGCGGCGGGCAGTCACCCTGACGAACTGATCTTCGCTCTGCTGGCTGCCGGTTTTGCGACCACCTGTTTCGATGGCCAGTACTTCTTTGACACCGACCACCCGGTATACCCGAATGTCGATGGTACGGGCGCTGCTGCTTCGGTGAGCAACGTCAGCATCCCTGGTGCTAACCCTGGTGCGGCGTGGTTCCTGCTCGATACCAGCCGTGCAATCAAGCCTCTGATCTACCAGGAACGCATCAAGCCTGAGCTGGAAAGCAAAACCGATCCGACCAAGAGCGATCACGTCTTCGACCACGACGAATACGTGCATGGCGTGCGTGCTCGCAATAACGGTGGCTTTGGTTTCTGGCAGATGGCCTTTGCCTCGCGCCAACCACTGACTGCCGAGCACTACGGCAACGCCCGCGCGGCGATGGGCAGCTTCAAGGCCGATGGTGGTCGCCCCCTGGGCATTGTGCCCAACCTGCTTGTGGTGCCCCCACAACTGGAAGGGGCCGCGCGCAAGCTGCTGGAGAAGGACGCCGAGGGCGGCAACGAGTGGTATCACACCGCCAAGGTGCTTGTTTGCCCGTGGCTCGCGTAAGGGGCTGCCGCCATGATCATTCGTATCACCTCGAAACAGGACGGCTTCCGCCGTTGTGGCGTCGCCCACAGCAAAGTCGCCACCGACCACCCGGCCGACCGCTTTACCGAAACAGACCTGGAGCGCCTGCAAGCCGATCCAATGCTTACTGTCGAGCTGCTCGATGGCGAGCTGGCCGATCCGGGCGCAGGTGGTGGCTCTACCTCGGCTGACACTGGCAAGGATGCCAAACCAGCGGTAGCGCCAAAGCCCGTGAAGGCCCCAGCCGCGAAAGCGGTCAAGGCTGGAGGCAGTGCCAAAGCCGCCGCGAAAAAGCCGGCTGCCAAACCAGCCGCTAAACCCGCAGCAGCACCCGCTGCTGCGCCTCAACCTGCCGCCCAGGACGGCGAGCAGAAAGACGCCACGCCGCCAGCTGATCCACAGGGCGGCGAGGCTTAACCCATGGCCTACGCAACCCTGGCGGGCTTTATCAAGCAGTACGGCGAGAACGCCGTGCTGCTGGTGGCTGACCGCGATGATGACGGGGTGATTGATGCCCTGGTGGTTGAGGACGCCCTTGCCCGCGCCAGTGCCGAAATCGACAGCTACGTCAGCGCCAAGCACCGCTTGCCGTTGCCGGTGGTGCCTGATCGCTTCCCCGGCCTGGCCGGCGACATCGCCCTGTACCTGCTTTCGAGCGAGGGCGGTTCGCTGACCGAGGACAAGCGCAAGCGCTATGAGGACGCCATCAGCTACTTGCGTCGGGTGGCATCGGGTGACGCAGGCCTTGGCCTGCCAACCCCGCCCGATCAGGAAAGCAGCGGCGAGGCCTGGTTTGAAAGCCAGCCCAAACGCTTTGGTGACCTGCTATGACCGGGGCCGCCATCAGCACCAACCTGGCGTTTGAACCACGCCTGGCTGGCCGGCTGGAGCGCTTGGCGCAACTGGACACCGCACCACTCCTGGAAGGGATCGGCGCAGAAATCGAGAGCCAGACGCGGCGGCGCATTGCGATTGATAAAGCCAGCCCAAGCGGCCAGGGATGGCCGGATTGGTCGGCCGAATACGCAGAAACCCGGCACAGCGGCCAGAGCCTGTTGCAAGGCAATGGCCACCTGCTGGACAGCATCACTTATGAGGTGCAGGGCGACAGCGTGTTGGTGGGTAGCCCGCTGATTTATGCAGCGACTCACCAGTACGGCGACCCAGATCGAGGGATCGAGCAGCGCGAGTTCCTGGGCCTGGAGGGCCAAGACCGCGAGGGCGTTGTGGGTTTGATCGAGGACTACCTGGAGAGCCTGGCCAATGACTGAGTTTACCGCTGACCAGGTGCTGCAAGGCATCGAAGCCTGGGCCGCTGAGTTGTTCCAGGGAGTTACGCCGAAGGTTGAGGTCGCGCTGCACGGCGGCCGGTTTAGCGCTGCTGACCTGGAGCGTTACGCGACCAAGGCCCGCGCCTGCCGCATTGCCCTGGAGGGCTTGAAGTTTGAGGTCAATGGACGTGGCCACTTAATCACCCACGGCCATGCCGTTGTGGTGGTGCTGGCCGGTGATGCCAAAGACAAACCCCGTGCCCTGAACGTGTTGCAGGTGGCCAGCACCCTACAGGCGGCGTTGCCGGGCAGCCGATGCGGCCTGGCACTTGAGGACAGCATCAACGCCAAGGACGTGCGCGCCGCCAACCTTTACCACGCCGGGCTGGATAAAGCCGGCACCGCCGCCTGGGTGATCACCTGGCCGGTGAAATTTGAACACCCACGCACCCGCTAGGAGGGGCACATGACAACCGAAGCAAAAGCCGCAGAAAAGGCGAAACAAGCCGAGCCAGCCAAGGTGAAGGTCAAGATCACCAGCGATAACGGCCACCGCCATGCCGGCGAGAAACACCCCAAGGACAAGGTAATCAGCGTGTCCGAGGCTGACGCAAAACTCATCGTCGAAACCTTCAAGGTCGGCGAACGTGTAGAGGGCAAGTAACCATGACGCAGCCAAAAGTATACAAGGGCGTTGGCGTTGTTCACGCCAAGCGCCTGGGCATCCCGGACGCGCCATTGCGCGATCTGGGGGACGTTGAAACGCTCAAATTCGCCAACCGCTCCAACCAGATGGCATGGAAGCAACACCGCAGACCAGGTGGCGGCAACCTGGCAACTCAGGACAACCTGGATGGTGTCACGCTCGATGTGCAGATGCAGGAATGGGAGCCCGAAAACCTCGCCATGGTGCTGCAAGGCTTGATTGTCGACCTGCCACCCGAAACGGTGACCGGTGAGGCCATCTTGCTGCAACCGGGCAGCCTGACCATGACGGAGTTCCCTGGCCCTAAGTCGATCACCCTGACCAAAACCAGCGACAGCGCCCCGATTGCATTGTCGGCGGTGAATGTCTCGGCAGCAGGCCTGAGCGTACCCAAGGACAGCGCGATCATCACTGCGCCCACTCCGGCCACCATCGCCTACACCAGCACCCAGTCCACGCGCATCGAGCCGCTGGTGGAAGCCGGTGCCGAATACAAGCTGGTATTCGACGGCCTCAACGAAGCCGAAAACGGTCGCCCGGTGATTGTTGAGGTCTGGCGCTGGAAGGCACCGCCAGCCGAGGAACTGGCGCTGATCGATGGCGAGAACCCCGGCAAGTTGCTGAGTAAGGGTGAAGTGCTGGCCGATCCGACTCGCCCGGTCGGTGAGTCGCCGTTCTGGCGCGCCACCTTCCTTGGTGATTAACCCCACCCACCCGCAACGCCGGGCCGCAAAGGCCCGGCATTGGAGCCTTTCGCAATGAGCATGACCCTGAGCAAAACCATTCCCCTCGGCGCGCTGAACGTGACTGTTCGCGAGCTGACCGTGGGTGAGATTCGTGCCTGGTTGAAGCGCACCGCTGATGGCGCGGGTGACGACCTGGTGGGCGACACCCTGATTGCAGAAATCAGCCTGGCCGACCTGATGGCCATGACTGATGTGAAACAAGACGACCTGGACAACCTGACGCCCAACCAGGTGCGCGAGCTGTTCGATGCTTGCCGGGAGGTAAACAAGGATTTTTTCGGCCTAAGGGAGCGAATCACAGAGACCGGAAAACGGCTCCTGGAACAGCTCTCAAGCGACTTGAACGAAACGCCAGCGCCCTGATCAGGCACGGCCATACCCAGTTATGGAGTTACCCCTGGGGCACCTGGATAGCGGCGTTGGATGAAGCGACTAGCGCGGCCGAGGCGGCGCAAAAAGGACGCTGAGGCACAGGGAGGTGGCGGCGATTAGTAGCCCGGCAATGACGACCAGGGCGACAGCTGACGCCACAAAGCGCGGAAACATGGCCAGGCAGAGCAGCAGGCCGGTGGCGAGCAGGACGATTTTCAAGGCTTAGCGCTTCGGCGGCCGTGGTGCGAACAGGTTAGCAATCATCACTGGCCCGCCCATGAGCAGCATGACTACAGCCGCGAAGAGAACTACGCCGCTTATCCACCAGATGAGCTTCGGAAACAGTAGAGCCGAGGCAATAAGCACTAGGAAAACAATGTGGTGAAGTCTCATGTCTGATGTCCGTCTCTCAATTTCCGTTGATGCCAACCAAGGCCGCCGCCAGCTGCAAGAGTTTCGCGCTGGCTATAAAGCCTTGGTCGAGCAGCTGAGTGCGCCGCTAGGGCAGCTCTCGGCGTTTCGTGACTTGCAGTCAAGCCTAGTCCAGAACGAAGCCCAGCTCAACGCTACCCGTGCGCGCATTCGGGAACTGGCCGACGAACTGATCCGCACAGAGAAGCCAACCAAGGCCCAGCAGCAGGCATACCGGGCGCTCACGGGTGAAGCTCGGGCAATGGAGCAAGCCATTGCTGGGCAGAAAGGTCAGCTTGCGCAACTCTCCGCCGCGCTGAAAAACGCCGGGGTAGATACCAGCCAGCTGAGCAATGAGCAGAAGCGTTTAGCGGCTGATTTGGCACAAGCTAGCAAGGCGGCGGACCAGCAGGCGCGCATTGCCGGCGCACGTGAAGCGCTGGGCGTTCGCCCGCATCGCGAGATCCGTGCCGAGATTGTCCAGCTCCAGCGCCAATACCAGATGCTGCAACGCACCGGCACCCTGACCACGGCCGAACTGGCCCAGGCTAAGGTGCGCTTGCGTGAGCGCGTGACCGAACTCAACGCCGGCACCAATGGCTGGGTTGAAAGTTTGGGCGAGGTGCGCCTGCAAGTAGGCGCGGCAGCGGCCGGCATGGGGGCAATGGTGTACGCAGGCGGCTCACTGCTGAAGTTCTATGCGCAATACGCGCAGCAGATCGCGGCGGTGGACAGCATCACGGATATGAGCCGCGAACAGATTAAGGGCATGTCTGACCAGGTGCGCGAGTTGAGCGTACTAATGGGGCGTGACGCCACCCAGTCCGCTGCCGCGCTTAATGACATTTTGTCGTCTGGTGTGTCCGACGAGAACGGCATTTCAACGCTGGCCCTTGCTACCAAGGCAGCCATCGCCGGCCTGACCGATACCGGCACCGCCGTGCAAGGCGGCCTGGCGGTGGTGAACGCCTACGGCGAGGGCATCGAGAACCTGGAGCTGCGCTACGACCAGATGTTTCTGGCGGTGCGTGATGGGGTTGTATCGTTTGAAGAGCTGTCGCGCTTTATCGGCGACGTGCTGCCCACTGCCAAGGCGGCAGGCGTTGGCTTTGATGAAGTATCGGCCGCAATTGCGCGCATGACCGTTGCCGGTATTCGTGCGCCACAAGCCACCACCGCACTCAAAGGCGCGATCAACGCCCTGGCCGCGCCGACACCAGACGCTGCCGACAAGATGGCTGAGCTGGGTATTAGCTGGCGAGGCCTGACCGGCACCCTGGAGGACATTGCCGCGCTCGATCTAAACATCGCCGATATGCGCGCCCTGGTGCCAGACGTTGAGGCTCGCACAGCGGTGCTGTCGCTGACCCAGGAAATGAGCGCCATGCGGGCCGAGGTCGAGGCCATGGGCAACGCCAGCGGCTCGATGGAGGCAGCCTATGCCAAGTTGGCCGACACGCCCCAGGCCGAGCTGGACAAGTTCAACGCCACTTGGGATGAGATGCGTCTACAGCTTGGCGAAGCGGCTACAGCGTTCTTGCCTGTGGTCGAGGGTGCGCGAGAAGCTATCACCATATTTAACGAGCTTCCGGGGCCTGTTAAGAATCTCGCTGCTGGGGTGATTTTCCTGACTGGCAGTTTGCTGGCCTTGCGTGCAATCCATCTTGCTCTGCGCAACCCCTTCGGCCTGTTCCTCGGTCACATGGCCGCCACTCCTGGTGCAGCTGCTGGGGCAGCCAGCGGCATCGGTAGCATCGGCGGCGCTGCTGGTGAGCTGATTCCCAAACTAAAGAACCTGGCAGACGTGGCCAAGCTGGCCAAGGGCGCACTGGCCCTGGGCGTGGTCGCGTGGACGGGCGGCAAGCTGGTTGAGCTGTACGACACCATTGAAGGCATCCGCGAGATGCAAAAGAGCCAGGCCGACTACCAGGCCAGCTTGCAGGCTACTGCCACGAAAACCGCCGAGTATGCCGATGCGGTGATTCTGCCGGCCGAGTCACTGGCCCGCATGACCGATGCCGAGCGCAAAGCCTATGCCGAGCGCCTGCGCCTGGCTGAGGAACACTACCGCGCCCAAGGCGAACTGATCAGCCGCCAGGACACCTCCAACGAAATCAACCAGGACGCGCTGGCCAGTCAGCGACGTGCCACCGAATACCGCAAGGCGCTGACCGCCATCAAGAATGAGCATGCCGAGCGCGAGGCCGCCGAGGGTCGCCATTCGGCAGCCGTGGCCAAGATCAAGGCCGACAACCTCAAAGGCATCCAGGACGCCCTGGGTAAAGAAATCCTGGCCTACGAAGTGGCCAACAAACAGCTGGAAGCGGCCAACCAGAAAACCCAGGCGGCGATGAAGGCCCGCGGCGCTCTGGCGAAAGAGTTCGAGCAGCTCGCCAAGGACATGCGCGAGCCGGCTGATGATGGCCCGGCCACCTTTGCTGATGTGACTGCATTGAAGGCAGGCGCGCGCCAGTCGCTACAAGCGGGTGACTCTGAGGGCGCTATTCGCAAGGCACGGGAAGCCGCCGAGGTACTGCGTGAACTCAAGGAAAGCGGTGCCAACAGCTACGGCTTTGCGGGTATCGCAGATGAGCTGGGGCTAATCGCAGACCAGGCTGCACGCTTGGATGAAACCAAGGCCGATGTTGAGCGCATCGATGCCAAAGGCCGCGTTGATGCGATCAAGGCGCAGATGGATGAGCTGCTGGCTCAGGCTGAGGCGTTCAAGCGCATCAACATTGAGTTCAACGGCTTTGAGCAGTCGGCCGCCATGCTGGAGCAGCAAGCCCAGGCCCTGGCCGAGCGCCTGAAAAAGTACATGGTAATCCCCGTCAATTACATCGGCGCAGGGGCTGAGGCCGCCAAGGCATCAGGCGCAGCCAATGACCAGGCCGCAGAAATCATCAACGGCAAACCGCTCAAGCGGGCTACCGGTGGCTGGATCGACGGGCCGGGCAGCACTGTCAGCGACAGCATCCTGGTTGCCGCATCGCGTAAGGAATTCATGCTCAACGCCCGCTCGGCCCAGCGCCTGGGCGCGGCCAACCTCGACTACATGAACCGCACGGGCGAGCTGCCTGGGCGCGATCCATTCGTGCCCGACTTTCCGGCGTTGCCGCAGAGCCTGGAGCGCGTGGGCGAGCGTCAGCCCGTCAATCTGGCCATGCCGTGGGGCGGCTCCTATGCCCTGGAAGGCGCGCCCAGTGAGGTGCAGCGCTTCCAGGATGATTTGGACGCTGCGCGGCTGAAATTTGGGGGCAAGAAGTGAGCGAGATTACCCCTATGGTGCTGGGCGGCGTGCCTATCACGCCATCCAGCGGCCCGATCCGCCAGCGTTATGAGCCTTTCGGTGGCAGCACTGAGCAGCGCATGGCGGACGGCACCGGTTACAAGCAAACCCACTGGCGCAAAACCCGTATTACCTCGGCTGGCAGCGGCCCGCTCGATCCGGCCCTGGAGCAACTGGACTACTCGCGCCCGTTGGAGCTGTGGTGCGTCAAGCCTATAGGCGTCAGCGGTACAGCCCTGGCCTATGAACTGCCACCCATTGCCAAGCGCCGGCCCGATGTTGCGCCGTGGGCGTGGGCACAGGTTGGTGGCGGCTGGGTTGAAACCCCGCTGGACGTACTCGGCGACATTGCCACCGTCACCGCAGTACCAGGTGCAATCAGTTACCGGGTGAGCTGGCTGCCTCGCTACATGGTGTTGACCGATGGCGTTATCAGTGACTTTGACGAATCGCGCGGCCTGTATGACTGGTCGCTTGAGGCGAGGGAGCGCTGATGCAAATTAACGGTGCGGGGCTCAATGGAGTTGGGCTTAACGGTGGTTTTCGCGTATCCATCAGCCAACCAGAAACCGAAGTTATTGAGCTGGCGGACAGCGCCCGGTGGCGACTTCGGGTTGAGCTGGCCGGGGTCGATATTTCAACGCGGTTGACTGGCCGCATCACTATTGAGCGCGACGAAGGTGCCGCCCGTGTGGCGAAGCTGTCTCTGCTACCGCCATCTGGGCCGCTCGACCTCGACTCAATGACAGGTAAATACTTGCGTGTGTACCGCCAGCGTCTAGAGGGCGAGGACGTGGCCAGCGAGCAGCTGCGCTTTGCTGGGCAAACAATGCGCCCCGGCCTCGATGCCAGCTCCAAGCTGGTTAGCCTGACGGCGACGTGCGACATACAAAGCCGCATCGAGCAGATGAGTACCGGCCAGATCACCGCACTGGTGCCGGGTAGCTACTGGGCCGAGGCAGTGTTCGGTGAGTTGGAGTCGCACTGGAAGTATTGCCAGGATCGCTGCGCGACAGTACCCGGCAACCTGGACAGTGCGCCGGATGGCACCATTCGCTTTACGCCCTGGGCGTTTCAGTTTTAGCCCCAGTGAAATTATCGACGGTAGCCTGACCATCGAGCCGGCAGACGTTGGGCAGTTGGTCAACCAGGTGGAACTCACCCTGGAGTATCGCTATACCCGTCTGCGCCATAGGCCCTATGCGATTAGCTGGAATCACCCAACTGATAACTTCTGCGAGTGGTTGGCCGAAGGCAGTACCGAGCTGCCGACTGTCAGCATGCTGGCAGATGCCATCGAGCAGGCTGGCTGGGCGCAGGTGGGTGAGTTGCAGACCGTGGTGCTGCCACCGTCTACGCCCAACCCGTGCGGTACAGGCAGTGCCTGGATCAATACCTTTACTGCCGACCCACACATGCTGAGCTTTGCGGTTCCTTTGGCACAGCGCACATCCCAAACCCTGACCGAACGCTACACGCTGACACTAAGTGCCCCTGGCTCGATTGCAGCATTCACATTGCAGCCTGACCGTGAGCGATACAGTGACGAAGTTGAATTCGACGCGGGCAGTTGGGAGGACTTACCGCCGACTACTGAACCGGTCGGCGCGATTCTCGACGAATCGGGCGACCTGGTGATCGACAAAGACGAAGGCGCACGGCGCGAGAATGCACTGCTAACCGCTCTGCATTGTGAAGACGTGCGAATCCGGGATAGCCACCGCAAGTCGCGGGTGTCATTCCTGACGCCCATTACCGATGCCGTCTACGACACGTCCCACACCATTTACCTCGCATGCCTGGGTGTTCGCGCCCAGGGCAAAGTGGCCCGTGTCCTTGAAGTGTGGGACATAGACACAGGCTCTGAGACGGTCGCCATCGCGCTGGCCATCAGCCGTGGTGGCGACCAGGTTGCAGCCGATGCACTAGTCGCCCCAGCCAGGGCGGTCTTTGACTTCGGCCCGCCCCCGGCTCACAGCGTTGCACTGGCGACGCAACTGGGCGGCCGGCCGGGCGCGCCGGTATTTGATGAAGAGCTGGACGGCTTCTCAGGCAACTACAGCGTAAAAACTCCAGGCGCTGAGCAGTACCCACGCCGTTTGCAGTTCACCACGCCCGATATTGATGAGCGCTACCGCGACCCAACCGAAGGTGCGGCCGTGGCCAGCTACCAGATCAACATACCCACTGACCTGCTGATCACGGAGGTGCCATGAGCAGCAAAGATCTGGTCGGCTCCCTAAACGCGCTGGTCAACCCGCGACAGCGAAAAACGCTGAAACCCGTTGAGCCTCGCGGAGCGTTACGTGGCAAGCGTGCGAATGTGCCGTACACCCCACCAGTGACGGGAGGCGGTATCGCCAGCCCGCTGACTGAAACGGACTACGCACAGCGCGAATTTCACGCATCCCGCTACTTCACGACCGTTGACGGCATCTTTGTTTGGCAGATCGACCCGCCCAAGAAGTTTGCGATGCGGGATGCCAACGGGGAGCCAGTGGAGCAAGTGTTTGCGGAGCCAACCGATGGATGAATTCACCCTACTGTTTGGTAGGCACCGCGTTCTAGGCTGCCCTTGGCATGGCCGAGTCCAGGCTGGCGTCTTAACACTGCCTAACACCACAACCCTTAACGGCTTTGTAGTCGGCTCACGCGGATCATTGCGGTTTCAGGTGCCGGGGACGCCTGCTGTTGTTCGTACTCCAGAAGAGACTGCCGCCGATGCCATCGCCGGCCGTCAGTGGCGCACTGATGTAGCGATTAGCCTCAGGGAGAGTGGCACCGATCTGTATCTATACGGCGCACGAGTGATCACGGCTCAGATTATTTATGCAGTTGGCCCCGGTAAATGCTGGGGCGTAAAACTGCCGCCTAGCGTGAATGCAAACAGCACCAGAACCGCTCTTGTTGACCCTTCCACGTTCAATCTCATCAGCCGTCTAGGGTACTTGCCTGAAGAGGATGCTCAGAACATCCCAGTTGCCTTGCAGGGCTATGCCGACGACCCGATTGCTAATCCAGTATGGGCACGTGTTACCTGGGACAGTCTCCCTGATGGCAGTCGGACAGTGCTGGGCGAGGATAGTGTGAACTCGCGCTTCGGATACCCAATGCCGAGTGCCCTAACGGGGTTTGCAGAGCTTCGCTGTACGGGCCTGGGTACTCCTGAAAGCCCCTTTGCAGCAGTGCTTGAGCTGCTATCTGGTGTCAACGGCGTTGCTGAGCAGAGCGCCGAGGACAACATGACCACCTGGACGGGTGTATGGGGGTGGCGATTCACTGTCGATCAGGAGTACTTCGACGTACCAGGGCGGCCCTGCCCGAGCATCCGTGAGACATACAGTGAATCAAATTTCTTTCTCGATCCTGCCGGCATTCCTTCTGTAAATACGCCAGCAACGAGCATTACCACCGGCAATCGAAAGGCATCGATCAAAGGTTATGTGCTTGGCTACTGGTATGCCCCTGATGGTGAGCGCCAGGCGATAACCCTCGACATTAGTTATGACTTGAACACCGACTTTGTGGCTGAGGGGAATGGTATTGGATCACCGCCCAGAGTCTTTGAGGTTGAGCAGGCTGTTGGCGCTGGTAATGCCTGCTACCCCACAACAGCGGTAGTGATGGTTGAGCCTGGGAGCTATGAGTGGCAGTGGGAGGCAACCCACACGACCAGCGAAGACTTGGTGATCGTGCTGCGCGTGGCTGGTGTAGAAGTTGACCGCCATACCCTGCGTTACGAATACAAGCAGGTTCAGGAGTACAACAAGCGCGGGCCAACTGGCGTTAATAATGGCCCTGGAGACTCAGACGGGACGCTTTCAACCGAGACCAGGCTGCTGCTAAACGGTGAGGTGTTTGACAGTGTAAGCACCGAATTTCCTAGCGGCTCAGGCTTGTCATCCATCCTGGTACCTACCCGAAGAATCGATCCTAACTCACTGTTCGACAGCGGGCCGCCAAACGGCTGGCTTGCTGGCTTGAGTACTTCCGACATTCACCTTGGCGATGGGCACACGCATCTCTGGCGCTGTTATGTGCACTGGTGGAGCAATCACCTGGTCTGCCTACGTGAAGAGAAGCGGAGCCTTCCGAACCTGCGCATCAATGACCGCTACGGGTACACCGCTTATCCAGGTGGCGTAACCGGAAGCCGCCTTGTATCAAACGCGCCAGATGAGTTTGCGCACGCACCACCACTCTACGGCTCCCGCGACCCACTAACCGCTTTGGTTGAGCTTGGGGCGACACAGCCATTTTCGTTTGTATAGGAGACAACATGCAGCGGTTTATCAATAACTGGTCAGCAGCACTCACGGCATCGGCACTGGCAGCAGATACACAGCTGAGCATTGATCCCGCCGATGCAGCCAAACTTGTGGGGCTCGGGGATGACAGTTTTTACCAGCCGACACTGGTTGAGTTCTCGACTGTCGATGGCGTGATTACCGAAAGCGCTTGGGAAATCATCAAGATCACCGCAGTCGAGGGTGGCTTGATCACAGTTGAGCGAGGACTAGAAGGCATGGCGGCGCGCGATTGGCCTGTGGGGGCATTTATCGGTTTGCGAGTCACGGCGCAGTTGCTCAGCAGTATCTTGAGCCGTCTGGAGGCTTTAGAAACACCAGAGGTACAACCACCGGCTGACAATGAGTTCGCCCTTGCGGTGACTGTTGGTACGTCTCCATGGGGCGATTTAGGCTGGACTAGCAGCGGTGATAACGTCGGTGGTAGCTGTGCCCCTAGCGCCCTCGCCATGGCGGCTCCGACAGGAGAGGTTCCTGTCATCGGGGTCTTTATTCAGCCGGCAACGGAATGGGCATCGGCTAGTTTCTACGTGAAACTCGAACACGAGTTTGCTGCCGGGCAGTTGGTGTCGGTCGAAGCTCAAGGCATAGGTACGCTTTTAGCAGCTGATGCCGCTTTCTTTGAGGCAAGTGGCGGCCAATCTACGTGGGAATGGACTATCGAGAGTGCCGACTGGGTGGGTGGTGAGTCGCGCGCGGTCACCCTTACTTTTAGCAGCTGA